CTGCCGGTGTAGGCAATAGTAATACGACGTATTATGCTATTGTTCATCAAACAGCAAATCTTATTGCAAGTAATGCTTTCTTATCACTACCGGGTGGAACAACACCTACACCAGAATCTCTTGGTACTATTAGAACAATGCAGATATTTTCTCCTAGTGCTACAACAAGAGACTTTTTAGAACAACGCGATATTAGTTATATGAACGAATATTGGCCAGATCGAACAGCAACGGGAACTCCTCGTTATTGGGCATGGTGGGATCACAACACAATTTATGTTGCACCAACACCAGATTTAGCTTATAACGTTGAGTTAGGAATTACTAGATTACCAACAAGACTATCTAGTTCCAATACAACCTCTTGGTTGGGTAATAATGCTCCGGCACTACTACTTTATGGATGTCTTGCAGAAGCCTTCAAATTTTTGAAGGGACCAGCGGAAATGCTGCAATTATATGAACAATCATATCAACGTGCCCTTCAAGAGCTAGTTATAGAACAGCAAGGAAGACACCGAAGAGATGAGTACATGCACGGGGCGTTAAGAACTCCTTTGCAATCACAGAACCCATAGGAGGATAAAACATGGCAATAACTCAAGCTGTATGCACAAGTTTTAAACAAGAATTGCTAGTAGGTACGCATAATTTTACGGCTACCAGTGGTGATACTTTTAAAATAGCACTTTATACAAGCTCAGCTTCACTAGACGCAACCACAACTGCTTATTCAAGTTCCAACGAGGTATCAAACTCCGGAACATACACAGCAACAGGCGGAACGCTTACAAGCGTAACTCCAACAACAAGTGGTACTACTGCACTTTGTGATTTCGCTGATATATCTTTTACATCAGCAACTATCACTGCAAGAGGCGCATTAATCTTTAACAGTTCAGACTCAAATAAAGCTGTAGCTGTATTAGATTTTGGTGGAGACAAAACATCTACTAGTGGAACATTTACTATTCAGTTCCCAACAGCAGATGCGAGTGACGCAATCTTAAGATTAGCCTAGGAGATTAAATGGCCTTAGTTATCAATGATCGTGTAAAAGAAACTACAACAACCACAGGAACAGGAGCTGTTTCTCTTGCTGGTGCAGTAACCGGTTTTGAAACTTTCGCTGCCGGTGTAGGCAATAGTAATACGACGTATTATGCTATTGTTCATCAAACAGCAAACGAGTTTGAAGTTGGTCTTGGAACACTAGATGGTGATAGTTCTGATTTAACACGTACAACAGTAATATCTTCTTCTAATAGTGATAGTGCTGTTGATTTTGCAGCAGGAACAAAAGACGTTTTTTGTACAATTCCAGCAAGTAAATTAATATTTGAAGATGCTAATAATGATGCAACTATAGGTCGTAACTTAACAGTTACCGGAGATTTAACTGTATCTGGTGATGACATTACTATGGCTACTAATACTGCTGGTAATATACTAGTAGCAGATGGTACAAACTTTAATTCTATAGCCGTAGGAGGCTTATCTGAAATTTCATCAGTTGCTTCTGACGATGTATTAATGGCAGTAGATACTTCTGGTGGTGGACTAAAAAAAATAGCAAGAAGCACATTAGTATCTGGACTCGCAACATCTAGTGCAATATCAAATGTTGTAGAAGATACTTCTCCACAACTAGGTGGTAACTTAGATATGAATGGAGCTGACATTGTTACTACATCAAATGCTGATTTAGAATTAGCACCTAATGGAACAGGTCATGTAACTGTCAAAGGTAATACTAATTCTGGTGCAATACAATTTAACTGCGAACAAAACAGTCATGGACAAATTATAATAGGAGCAGCTCACTCAGCAGGTGCTACTAATACTTTAACAATACCAAGCACTGGTGGTAATTCAACTTTAGTATCAGATGCTTCAACTGCAACACTTACAAATAAAACATTAACCTCACCAAAAATAAACGAAGATGTAGCGGTAACTTCAACAGCTACAGAATTAAATTTATTAGATGGTGTAACGTCAACAACTGCGGAGTTGAATATTTTAGATGGTGTAACGTCAACAGCAGCAGAACTAAACATCTTAGACGGTGTAACTTCAACAGCAGCCGAGTTAAACATTCTAGACGGAGTAACATCTACTGCGGCAGAGTTAAATATCATAGATGGAAACACAAGTGCTACATCCACAACATTAGCAGATGCTGATAGATTAGTAATTAATGATAACGGAACAATGGTACAAGTAGCAGTAACAGACTTGACTACTTACATAAATTCAAACGCGAGCTTTGCAAGTAAAGGTTTCGCTACGGCAATGGCAATTGCCTTATAGTGTATAACGGTGTATAGGAGATAATATGGCACAAGATTTTGAATCCAACGGAGCAAGAGTAACAAACTCTGCTACAACAATTTACACATCTAACTCAGATGATGCAGTTGTTGGATTAAGATTAGCTAACATATTAACTGCGGCTGTAACAGTGGATGTTTATATTACAGAGGGCGGTTCAACAGATCGCTATATTGTAAAGACTTTAAGCATACCTCCGGGAAGTAGTGTAGAATTAATCCAAGGCGGATCTAAACTAGTGCTTCAATCGGGTGATGTAGTCAAAGGTTTATGTGGAACAGCTAACGGCATTGATGCGTGGATTAGTGTAGTTGACGCAATAAGTACATAGGAGATAACATGGTAACAGAAGTAGGTGGCCCAATCTATATAGGAGATACTCCGGGTGGAGAATCTTTTCCAGAATATGATTCTACTATTGATAAAGATCAAATAGTAAAAAATTCTGTTGTGGCTGGTCCAATAACAATAAACGCAACTATAACAGTTGAAGGTAACTTGGTGGTAGTGTAATGGCAAATATAGAACTAGATGGTGCAAATAAAAAGATAAAGGTAGATTCTGGTGATTTAACACTAGATGTGCCGGGTGATATTGTATTAGATGCTGATGGTGGAGATGTAGTATTTGCAGATGGTGGAACTAATCTTTTAAAAGTAACTAATAGTTCTTCCGATGTTGTATTACAACCTCAAGTAGATACAAAAGATATTGTCTTCAAACAATACGATGGCACAGTTGTTGCTACAGTAGAAGATAATGCAACCTTTAATATACCTACTGACAAACTAGCAATAAATGGAACAGCAGTTACCAGTACAGCCGCAGAGTTAAATATACTTGATGGTGTCACTAGTACGACCGCAGAACTTAACATTATGGATGGTGTTACAGCAACAGCCGCAGAAATAAATCTTATTGATGGGGGCACTGCTAGAGGCACAACAGCAATAGCCGATGGTGATGGTGTTTTAATTAATGATGCAGGCACTATGCGACAAACTACTGTTGAAACTCTTAAAACTTATATTGGTGGAGGAACAAATACACCTAACTTTTCTGTTACTAGAAATAGTAACCAGACAGGAGTTTCAGATAATACATCAACAAAAATACAATTTAATAATGTTCAATATGATACAGCTAGTGGTTGGAGTAGTTCAGACTATTGGTGGGTTGTGCCCTCTAATGAAGGGGGGAAGTACTACATAAGTTGCAGTGCATATTTAAGTGGAGGAGGTCATGGTTATATAGACCAAGCCACTGTACTTTTGTATGGAGGAAATGGAACTTCTGAAATAGATGTTGTTGAACATTCTAATAGTCAAAATAATTTTGATACAATAATACTTAAATTTTCTGGTATTTATTCTCTTTCAGCCGGAGATAAAATAAATGTTCATGCTCAAATAAATGTTGATGGGGGCACAGCAAGAATTGATGGAAGTGGGTCATGGGATTACACACATTTACAACTAGCAAAGATAATAGAATAATATGGAAAAATTAAATTTTAAAATACGAGCATACTTAGGTAGAAAACCAGATTTTAATAGTGAAGTAAAACTTCGCAATGATGGTGGGGAAGATTATATTGCTGAGTGGAATATAACTTCTGAAAAAGCAAAACCTACAGACGAACAATTAAACGCATTATCTTCTCAAGCAACAGTTTTAGAAAACAATTCAAAAGCAGATTCAAAAAGAAGAACAGAGTATTTAAGTTGGCAAGACCAAATGGAAATGATTTATAAAGACCAAAAGAATGGTACATCAACTTACAAAGACCACTGTGATAAAGTTCGTAGTGACAATCCAAAGGAGTAACACATGGCAGAGATAAGAGTAAATTCAACAGATGGCGTAAAGTTATTTGATGCTGATGATTCTCATTACGCACAAATTGTAGCAGGAACTATAACATCGAATGTTGATGCTATTACACTAGGACACGATACAGT